TTCGACGTGGTTTGATGTGAAGGACTGGACCGACAATATCCAAGAGTACGGTTTCGAGCCTGAACGTGGCGTGTGGTATCAGATCGGAATCAAGGATGGTGACTATTCAAATGGAACCGCGACCTTGAGGCTCAGTCAGTGACGCATATCTTTAATGAACGGACTAAGGTTGATGGTGTTGTGGACGTTGGCGGCGACGTTGTTGATGAAGGCGGAATAGAGAAAATCAGTGTGACCGATGATAACCAAGTGGCCTTGTTGAACGGAATTTTGAAAGAGCTGAAGATCCTAAACTTTCACATGAGCTTGCTGACCGATAACACAATAACCAGAGAGGACATATGATGGGCGAGATATTAATTGACGGGACCGGTGGGCGATGGCCAGCAAAGATTGACAGTGAGAACCATTTACACACCACAGCTACAATCGAAAGCATGATGGGGCACCGAAGTCATTATGACGCCACGGCCTTTGGCGTGACTACGCCGAGGCTGACCATTACCACCACGGGCGGGCGTATTCTGTATCTCAAAAATACGTCCTCTTCGCATGATTTGGTTATCAGCAACTTTTGGTTTGGGTGGAACGGTGGGTCAACGAACTTTGACCGGTCCCTGTATGGAATCCTGTATTTCGGTGATGCTGCCCCCAGTGGTAACAACACGGCAAGCGCAATGGGTGTGCTGAATCGCAAAACGAACAACTCCGCTGATGTCACAGTGCAGTATTGGGACGAGGTAGGGGATGGCATGACTTGCACCGGCGGGACGGCTGCCTTCTATTGGGTCCAGGATAAGGGCCACAATCACGTTGATGTGCAAAGTGCGGTTATCCTGGGAATCAATGACACGATGGCTGTAAATTTGCAAGCCGAGGAAGCTGGTGAGGCAACTATTAATATGTTCGGTTTTATGAGGGAAAGCTAATGTCATTATTTATTGGCGATGGATCGGGAAGTGGCGGCGGGGATGCGGCGGTAAAGGCTGGCAAGCTCCGGGTCTACGGTGTGATTGAAGAAGAGCAGGCACATGCAAATGAAGACGACGGTACTGCGTTTTCCATCTTGATTGACCAGGCCACCAGTGCGGGGGACGATCAGTTTTTCTACATCAAGAACTCTGGTGAGTCAGATTTGCATATTACGTCCATGAAAGGCTTTGTTGCTGGTGACACGGAAATCAAAGTGTTAATGGGTGTAACCGGAACGCCAACAAGCGGAAGTGCTTTGACACCTGTAAACCGTAACGCCGGGAGTGCCAAAACAATCTCAGGCACGATTGAACAGGGCGCCGACCTTCAGTTGACAGGCGGGAGCATTGTTGACCTGTTTGAAATGGCTGCTGCCGCAACAGGGTTGTTCAAGATTTCGTGGGGTTCAAGCCTGATACTCCCGAAGAACGGGACGCTGTGTCTTGAGAGTTCAGCGGCCACGACAATCAACTTGACCGTTTCTTGTTACTTACACGGGTAATTTATGAGCATAGACGCATACATAAAAGACCGGACGAATGAGCTTGAAGCACGGGTGGACGATGATTCCGGCGCTGAAGAGCAAGCCCTCGTGGTTGCCACCAGGCCACTGAAGACATACTCACCCAAAACTGTGTCTTTCGCACACGATACTTACGGCATTGAGATGGCGCAGGATGCGGCATACGGGGCTGGTGAGCTATTAATCCATGACGGAACAGATACCGCAGCTTGGACATTCAGCGAGCCAGTTGGGACCAAATGGATAGCGGATTCCACGGATAGGGCTTATGACGGGACGAAAGCCCTGAAGTGCGACAATCCCAATATCGGCGATATTATGCAGGTTATCAATAATGTCGGGCCAGGCGATGACATTGACATGACCGGGAACTATGTCGCCCTGACAATGTGGATCAATGTTGACAAGGACTGGGCGGGTGGTGATTCAATTTCCGTTTATGCTCATGTGGGTGGTGCGCTGGTTGGGAACGCGGTCTATTTAGAGAACTATTTTGCATCCGGCAGTTATGACAACTGGCAGTATATTGATATTCCGCTGACGGATATGGGTATCGAAGCAAGTTCCATTGACGCTTTCAGGTTTGAGAACGAAGCGCGGGAAGGCGGGAAATCACCAAAGTTTTACATTGACGAATTGACTCTCCAAGCATCCGGGACACCGATAGATTTTGAGATTGAACCTGACCCCGGCACCTGGTTTCACATAAAGAGTTTCCAAACGACCTTCGTGGATGCTTACAGTGCTGATAACGCCGACTCAACTATGCCTCACCTGTCATATGACCAGATCCTTGGCATGACGCCGACTGTCGGGTTTGTTCGTGAACAGTACCGAGAAAATAAGGCCAATCCTGTGTCAAGAAAGCGGTTCACGAACTTGATGGATATGCTGTCGCTGCATGGGGCAACAATCACGAACCATATCTCTGACGGAACCAACACGTTGATAACCGTAACACAGAACTTACCCGAAGGAATGATTGTGACTCTGAAATCCGAAAACCTGGATAGGATAGTCTATTACATTGAGGACGATTTCAGCCAGCTATTATATTTCCGTGTCACGGCGAGCGGGTATGTGGAGACAAGATAGATGAAATGTTCCAGGCTAGGGTAAAACCGAAACGCCGTATCTCCCGGGCGGTTGCCTGGAACTTTTACCGGGACTAAAGGTTACGCCATGCAACTTGATATCCTTACCGCACCGACATCAGAGCCGATATCCCTCGCCGAGGCGAAGCGACATCTCCGCCTGGACTCCGAAACACTAGATGGCAATATTGAGCTTACTCAGAGCCTGTCGTTTGCTTCCCATGCTGTTGTCGTTGCCTACACTCACCTCGGGACCGGGGTCGACGTGTTGGGGTCCGAGGCGGAAGTGCTGCTTCATGCAGGGACGAACGCTGCTGGCGCCACGGCTGACACCAAGATTCAAGAGTCGGACGATAACATCACGTACACCGACTGGACTGGTGGAGCGTTTACACAGGTTACGGCCGCAAACGATAATGCCGATTACAAGCTGCAATACACTGGTGTGAAGCAATACGTTCGAACTGCATCGAAGGTTCTCGTCGATGCCTGTGAGTTCGGCACCAGCATCCTTGTCAATTCCTCAACACGGGCAGATGACGATCTCCTAACGGAGTACATCCAAGCCGCCCGGGAGCAGGCCGAGGCCATCCTTAAAAGGGCACTCATTACACAAACGTGGGATTACTACCTTACGGGATGGCCAGGTTCTGACCGCATCCTCCTGCCGCTGGGCAACCTCCAGAGTGTTACGGGGGTGTACTGGACGGACACGGACGCAACTGAGACGACCTTGACGGTCACCACGGATTACCTCGTTGAAACCAACGGGATGTACTGTGGGGCCGTAGTGCTGCCGTACAGCGAAACCTGGCCGTCAGGCACCCTTTACCCATCCAAACCCATTAAGGTGCGATTCGTGGCGGGCTGGACAACGTCAGCGGACGTTCCGAGCAAGATTAAAGCGTCCATTCTCCTCATGGTCGGTGATATGTGGGAAAATCGCGAGGGGCAAACTTACGGAATAGCGGGATCCAATTACCAACCGAACAAGACCGTCATGGATCTTCTCCGCAATCAAATGCTTTGGGATGATTTCGATAATGCGAACAGGTGATTTAAATAAGTTCATAGACATACAAGCCGAAACCAAAGCCGGAGACGGCATGGGTGGGTTCACCACGTCGTGGACCACCGTCACATCGAACGTGTACGCAGCCATATGGCCATTGTCCGCCAAGGACATCGTCCGCGGCGATATGCAGAACGTGGGCGTTATCACCCATCGCATCCGGATACGGTATCTGCGAGTCCTGCGGTCAAGTTGGAGAATTAAGTTTGGGGACTCGTACTTCGCCATTGTGGGCCCGCCAATCGATCCCAACATGAAGCATGAGTACCTCGACATCATGTGTAAGGAAGTTACAAAGTGAAGAATTTGACCACAGCAATCTATGGGAAGGCTGCATCATCCGACTTTATGTCGTATATCGGGAGCAGGTTGTTTAAGTCCCGGGTTCCCACAGGAACCGAATATCCAAATGCAGCGTACATGGTCATAACGGACGTGCCGGAACGCACATTTTCAGAAAGATACGAGAATTACGAACTTCAGTTTTCCCTGTTCTCAACAAAGTCGAGCAGCACCGAAATTGAAACGATGTACAACTATCTCAAAGCATTGTATGATGAGTGCAGTTTGACTATTGTTGGATCCACATTGGTTTGGATGCGGCTTTTGAGTACCACAGGCGCCCAGGTAGAAGACTGGGTGACGCCAGACGGCACTGAAGAGATTTGGGCGATACACGCATCGTTTGAAATCTATACGAGCTTGGATTAAATGACATCGTTACCTCAAATTGTTTATCTTCAGACCATGACTGCCTGCAACGGTCACTGCGGGTACTGCCCGTTTGATGATGTCTATGAGGGCAAGCCCGTGGAGAGGATGAGCATTGTCAAGCATAATTCCATAATCGACTGGTTACGTGGTGTTGGATACAAAGGGCGGATTGGGTATCTGCTGCATTACGAGCCAACGATGGACAGTCGTTTACCGAAGCTCGCAGCTTATGCCAAAAAGCAGCTTCCGTACTCGATGATTGAAGCGAACACCAACGGCATTATCAAGGATTTTGATTTTACATCGTTTGATGTGGTGGGGGTTTCCCCTGCCAAGGTGTTGAGGGATGCAACATCCCGGGCGGGGAACTGTCGGCCGGTCAAACAGAACAAGGGGCGGAAACGGCTGGCAGATCCCCCTTGTATCGTGCCGATGGCCACCATGCCCATTGCCGCAAATGGAAATGTGTTGTTGTGTTGCCAGGATTGGCGCCACGAGGCCGTTGTCGGAACGTGGGAGCATTTGGATGTTGCCAGAATGAATCAGTTAAAGTTTGGTGAATTGGCTAAACGCACCAGTCTTGAAATCTGCCAGGATTGTATGGCAGGGAAGACTTCGAAGGAAGTTGGCAACAGACTGGGTAAACGATTTATTTCATCACCGGGAGAGTGATAAAATGAAAGTTCTAGTATTGACATATCATATTGATAATCGGGAGGGTGGGTCGGCCAGGTTCATGAACACGGTTGCCGATACGTTAATTGAGATGGGGTATGAGGTTGTCCTATCAACCGATCCGGAAGCGCACGTTGAGGAGGAGTTCGATCTAATTATCTGTAGCCATCTGCTGCATCGCATTGAAAGCAACCCTGCTCCCAAGATTGTAATCTCGCACGGCATTGTCGCGAGTGAGAACCTGTACCCCGGGGCCCAGAAGTATATATCGGTGAGCGAAGAAACGAAGGCCAGGAACCTTGAGAACGGAATATTCAGTGAAGTGGTTCCCCAGCCCATCCAGATACCAGTTGAGGTTGTGGGGCCGAAACCCGATTTGGAAAACATACTCGTTATACGTCGCCATGAGAACGAACCGTGTCCGTTTGCGTTCCTGGCTGAGACATACGAGTTACGATACAGCGACATGAGCATACCGATTGAAGAGCAGATCAAGTGGGCTGATCTTTGCATCACCCTTGGCCGTGGGGCCCTGGAGTCGATGTCGTATGCCCGACCCGTTATCGTTGCGGATAATCGGGATTACATGGGTGCCATCGGTGACGGGTATGTCGATCTTGACAACATCATCGAAATTTCCAAGTGCAACTTCTCAGGCAGACGATACAAGATCCCGATTACCCGGGAATGGGTTGAGGGTGAGATCGCCAAGTACAACCATGATGATGGCGCCAGCCTTTACGGATACGTTAATGAACGCCATGAGGCAACGAAGGTCGTGAGTCAGTACCTGAAGATGGTCAGTAACCCTCGTGTCGGAACAGTCCCTGGGTTGATCTCGATCATCATCCCCGTGTGGAATCAGCATGAAATGAGCCAAGACTGCATCCAGATGGTGATGGAAACCACCGAGGATTACGAGGTTGTTGTGGTGGACAACGGTTCCGATCCTCCGTTCAAACCCCCTTTCTCAGGGTTTAATGAAGTGCGAGTCATTCGAAATGAAGAAAACAAGGGCTACCCTGTTGCCGCAAATCAAGGGATAGGTGAATCCAAGGGTGAGTATGTTGTCCTTCTAAATAACGACGTGGTTGTCACGGACGGGGCCATCAACCGCCTGGTCGGCCATTTAAGCGAAGACCTCGACATTGTCGGTCCCATAACCAATTACTGCGCTGGATTGCAGAACATGGAAGTACCCGTATACCATAACCGTGACGAGCTTGAAGCTATTGCGGAGGAAGTCTTCGAGTCGGCCGAGGGTGGGCTCGCTGAAGTCAACTGGGTTATCGGGTTCTGCATGGCGTTAAAGCGGGAATTGTACGACGAGCTTCAACCGTTTGATGAGTCGTTGTGGCCGTCTTCTGGTGAAGAGATTGATTTTTGTTACCGTGCTAAGAAGGCCGGCCATTCAATCGCCATTGCGTTGGACACGTTCGTGCATCATGAGGGATCCATATCGTTTCGGGATCTCCAGAATAATCAGGATTTGGATTACGTGAAGTTGTGCAAACGGAATGACGCCCATCTGGCGGGCAGATGGGGAGTTGACGTTTTTTCTGATCAGGAAATATTGGTTTTACGGGAGAGAAGCCATGAGAATAAGTAACGAGGTGTTGGGAATAGGGGTGCCGTGTACGTTTCCGTTTGTGCCGATATCGTTTGTCCATTCTTTTGTGTTGATGGAAAAGCCGTCATTTCAATACATTACGTGCGACAACGGCCCCATCGACACACTGCGGAATGACATTGTCAAAAAGGCTATTGAGTGCGGGGTCACCAAACTGATTATGATGGACGTGGATCAGGTGTATCCGCCGGACACTATTACGAAGCTTTTGAAGCACAAACATCCGCTCGTCGGAGTGTCGGTCAACAGGCGTTATCCTCCGTTCGATCCAATCATCATGAAGCTCACCGACAAGGGGTATGAGTTGATCAACGACTATGAGCCCGGGGATCTGGTGGAGTGCGATGCTACGGGCGCTGGGTGTGTCGCCTATGATATGAGTATCTTTAAAGAATTGCCGTACCCGTGGTTCGAGTTCAAAAAGGATGAGGAGACGGGGATGGTCATCGGTGAAGACATCGGGTTGTGTCAGAATTTGAAGGCAAAGGGTCACAGGATTTATGTTGACACATCCGTTGAAGTCGGTCATCTTACAACCATGGTCGTAAGCAACGCAACTCATGAATTATACAAAGCAATGAAGTGCGATCCAGAACAAAAGCAGGCGGCATTGGGAATCGGAAAAGAATAGGGTATCGGGGTCGTGTGGCGTCGATTTAATATAAACGTAAATCAAACAACATGGAGGACTGAAAAATGGCTGATAGAGCAACCACATTGAGTGGGGCATTCCAGCGGGTAACACTAGGAGCAACCTCGAAGGTTCTTGGCGCTGGAACGTATTCCGTGACCGGCATTACCAGGCGAACCGTTGATGCGTCAGAGTTTGGCGTGGACGCGGACATCTTTGAGTATGCTTCATCTGACGGTGGAACCATTACACTGTCGAACGTAAACTACGATCCGAGCAATCCGGAACAGCTTACCCTGCAAGGGTTGGCCGAGGACAAGGTTACGCTGATCAATTCCGTAACGTCCGGAATCCGGTTTTGGATCAACAGTACTTCCTACCTGACCATCGGGACCAGCGGTGAAATTCTGATGACCAAGGTTGGTGGTGTTGAGGCTGATCGGAACGGTCTGGCGACTACCTCTTTTGAGGGGCAGGTTTCAGGTGCCTTCATGTACCTGGTCTAACGTAAACAAGAATACTCGGGAGATTTTAAATTATGGGAACTGTAATTAATTTGCAGACTAATGAAGAGGGGACTTGGTTCCCCTTCTTCTACTCACGCATTAATGTTGATACGATGGATGTCGAGTATGATGACCCTATTGAAGATGGCCCTCGTATGAAGATCAGAAACCCCGTGGACTTCTTTCAGGAAAGAGCCCAAGGTCGCAAGACAAAGAGCGAGTTTATCCTGAACAAGAAAACGCGTAGCATGGAGAAGGTGGTCAGTGACATTGAACTCAGCGCCAAAGAAAAGAAGGCTGAGAACGAGGACTTCGCTGATTACGTGATCATGGAAGCAGAGGGGTTTAAGTTGAACGGGAAGTTGATGAAGAACACCCGGGGCGACAAAGTCGCGGCCATGAAACTCCCGCTTGTCAATATGTTTGTAAACAAGTGCGTACAGGATCTTCAGAGTCAGTCAGCAGTCGAAGAAAAGGCCGACTCAAAAAACTCCTAGACTGGATCGAGTTTTCAGAAGATCAAAGCCGATCCAGGGTAGTGTTGAGTGATGGGAGTGTACTTACCAAATGCGATCAGTGCGAAACAATGTACGCAGAACGTGTACCACCGGAGGAACCACCATGTGAAATGTGCTGGGTAGACTTGCTTCCTCAAAATAAACAAGCGGCTCAGATTTATTTCGTAAGCAGGGGTCAGAGGATTATAGCCGGGATGGGAGGACAGACCGTGGACATTGACAACAATGCAATCTTCGGGGCGATGGATCGATACCCTGGCGGCATTGAAGATCAGTGGACGTGTCTCGGCAAGGTGAGGTCAGCGTTCCATCATTTCCTGGCTATCGAGGTTGCGAAGAACCCAAAATGAAAATTGAATGGAACCCCAACAAAGTTAATCGACGTGTGGAACACATCACCGTTGAGCGGTTAGCTGACGCAGCGAAGATTTTAAAGAGATCGATGAAGCGTCACCTGGCGCAACGGTTGAATACGGGTTGGGGCAAAGCCAAGGCCGAAGGTAGAAGTCAGTTCGCTATAACCCGTCCGGCATACAAGTCCGGGCCTTATGCTGGCGCCAACTGGACATCCCGTGACTCCGGGCGCTTAATGAATAGTGTCAGGGTCGTTCGCAAGCTCACCCCGGTAACAAAAGCCCTTTCTAAAAAGCGGAATGTCAAAGTAAAAGTCGGGCATTACACCGCATATTATGCCGATATTTTAGAATTTTATTTACCGTATGCTCGTCCCGCTGTGGCCGAGAGTATACCTAAGATGAAGTCCGCGTTGGGGGTTAGCTGATGGCAACTGGTCATAGAATAGGCACGATTACTGTTGATCTGGATCTGAATCCCAAGCGGTACATGAAGGCCCAGCAGACCATCCGAAAAGAGGCTGAGAATGGGGCCCAGGTTCTAGAGAAGAATTTCAAGAATCTCGGGATGAAGTCTGGTGCCATGTACGACCTTATGCGAGCTCAGGCCGAGCAGTCGTATCGGGCGATTGTCAAAAGCGGGAAGGCTAAAGGGGCCGAGTTGGTAGAGGTTGAGGCCGCGACAGCCAGAAAGATAGAGCAGATCAACCGTCAACAGTATGGCAAGATGAAGATGTTTGCCGATGCCCACGTCAAAAAGACGAAGTCTTCTTTGTCTTCAATCAGAAAGCACTGGATAGGCGCGTCCGTTGCGATCTACGCCTCATGGCGTGGTATGTACAAGGCGATGGAAATGACACAGTCTATTTTTAAATCTGGTATGGAAGCCCAGATGATGACCAAGGCGTTCGGCGAAATTTCAGGTGGCGCCAAGGAAGCCACAAAAGAGTTCGAGTTCTTGAGGAAAATATCTGACGAGCTAGGTCAGAACTTTTGGGATCTTCAGAAAACCTACAAGGGGGTTCTTGCTGCTGGTACGCTGATGAACATGGAGTCTGAGAAGACCCACGACATATTTTACTCAATCGTGAGGGCGTCCGCCACTCTGGGTCTTACGTCCGAAAAGACTAAGCTCTCATTGTATGCTGTTGAGCAGATGATGTCAAAAGGAACTGTAACTTCGGAAGAGCTTCGTAGGCAGTTGGGAGATAATCTCCCAGGTGCGTTTGGATTAGCGGCACAAGCCATGAACATGACAACGGGTGCTTTCAATGACGCTCTGAAGGCAGGAAAGATCATGTCGAATGAGTTCCTCCCCAAGTTCGCGGATGTCCTTAAAGAGAAGTTCTCAGGTGAGGTGGCGGAGTCGATCCGTGCCGTTAATAAATGGAACGAAGCATGGACGGATCTGAAGGTGAACATCGCCAACTCCGGATTTTTGGATGATGCCGCGGATATTTTAAAAGTCATTACGGAAACGATTAAGGATCCTGCCGTTCAACAGGCCCTGACCGACATGGCAAACAGTATGCTCTCCATGGCGGATTACATAAAGGACAACAAAGAAGAAGTTATTGAGTTTGCCAAAGTCTTTATGGCTGAGTTTCAGGACATGATGAACACGACCATGATGATGGTGGGTTGGCTTAAATCCGCAATCGTGGAATTTAACCATTTGTTGGTTGTGCTCAAAGAACTGTCTGGCATTGCTGGCCTGGAACGAGCCAATACTGCGGCGGTTGGTTGGGTGCAATCCATCTTCGATGCGGTCTACGGTGGCGATGGCATAGACGTGTCTCTCATCGAAAAGCTTGCCGATAAACTGACGGAGAAGGCCAGCGCCGCGGTCAGAAGAGCCGCCGCCGGAGAGCTTTATAATCCATTCGAAGCAATGTTTGATGAGAAAACCACCAAAGAAATTCTCGGAAAAGCGGAAGATTTTAATCAGAAGCTTGCCGATCTTAATAACGCATGGAAAGATATGCAGATGGCACGACTTGAAGGCGATGGTTTGGCCGCGTACAAAAAACGCTTGGAAGACGCAGCGCAGGCAGTAAAGGATGCTGCCAAAGCTGCAAGGGATGCCGCCAAGGCGGCTAAACAAGCTGCAAAAGATCAAGAGCATCTCGCCAAGGCGTTTGAGAAAGTGAAGAAGGCGGCGGAGGAAGCAGCTATCGCCATGGAGATCGCCGCCGCATGGGCGGAACAAGATCTGGCTGATGGGGTTCGGGCATCTGCCGCGGCAGCGGCTGACATGGAACGTGAGTTTGGTAAGATGATGGACGGGTTCGCCAACGAGAAGGCCGAAGAGTTTAACGACCTTATGAAGGACTTGAATAAATCTCTGGAAGATCAAGGTGACCTTTTTGACCGATCCATCTTCGGGGACGGGGCTGATCAGAACCTTCAGAATATGATGGTATCCCTCGAAAAGATTTATAAAATGTACGATAAGCTTGGTGATCAGCAAAAAGAGCTTGCTGAAGATCGTGCGAAAATAGATAAGATCGATAATGCCCAGGATAAACTAGAAGCTTTGAAGGTGTACCACAAAAAGGAAAAGAAGTACGCTGACGAGGCCGTCAGTTCCCAACTCGCGGGATATGGTCAACTGTTTGGAACGCTCAAAGGTTT